AACTATATCGGTGGTACAGATGTTACTTCAAATATGTCAGCTATACATCCAAACACAAATATTAAAGTATTACCTACAATTGGATTAAATGGTTCTTCTCAAGTAACTATCGCACCAGCTGAATATATGGTTTATGGTGTTGACTTATTATCTGATGAGACCCTAAAAGCTTGGTATAGTGTGGATTTTGATGAAATTAGAATCCGTTCTAACTTTAACTTCGGTGCAACTGTTGCTACATTTGGTTCAACCAAATATATGGCATGGAACGGTAAGCCTTAATTGATATTATAAAAACATTAAGGGGTGAAAGTCCCCTTTATTAAAAAACAAAAAAAATTAAATTTAAACAATATGAGTTGTTATATATCTTCAGGTGTACAATTAGGTTGTTCAGATGGTATTGGTGGTATTAAGAAAATCTACATCGTTGGTGGTGGTGGGTCTGTTACAGGACTTACTTACAATGCTGATGGTGCAATTACTGGTGCTACTTCTACTACAGGAACTACTTTGTACGGTTTTGAATTAAAAAGAAATACATCTTCATTGTCTCAAAATACTACAAAGAATTTTGAAAATGGTACTATCTATTGGGAACAAGTTTTAACAGCTGTGTTCTTTAAGTATGACCAAGACAAGAGAAACCAATTAAAAGTATTAGGTCAAAACGACCAATTACAAATCGTTGGTATTGACCAAAATGATGTACAATATTACTTGGGTCAAGTAAATGGTATGTATTTAAGTGGTGGTTCTGCTGCTACTGGTACAGCATATGGTGATAGAAACGGATTTGAGATGATCTTCACAGGTCAAGAACCTTCTCCAGCTAACACTATTGATGGTGCTTTAGCTTCTGTATTTACAGGTGCAAGTGTAGTAGGATAATTGAATGTTCGTCCTATTGGACAATTTCTATATCTTCTAATGAAGAGAGAGGCTTTATGCCTCTTTTTTTGTGTTTATCCTGTTCAACTTGACTTTTTCTATATTTATAGGTATAGATATATATTATTATGCTTTATTTGAATAAAGGTCAGGAAAATACATTGGTGTTAAATATCAATAACAATTCAAGGGATACATTTACAGAATACACTTTAATCTTTACTCACATCATGAGTAAGGAGATTAAGTCATATACTATTCAAACAAATGACCCAAATGAATTTTTTCAGAATATTAGATATTGTACTATCACTTTAGATTTTACAACCGATGATTTAAACTACGAGGGACAGTACCAACTTAATATATATGGTCAACCCAATAATCAATTGGTTTTTATAGGTATGGTAGTTCTTGATGGAACTGCTGAATCTAATCCATTTACAGAGTATATCTCTCAAAATGAAACTAATGAAAATTATATATACATACAAGAATAATTTATGAGTGATTTAAAAAAGTTTGAATTAAAGAAAATAGATTTTGCACAGGCTTCATTACCTGTATTTGCTGAAGTAATTCAACGAGTACCGTGGGTATTTTATGGTTTAGATAATCTATTACCACAATACTTCATTAGATTATATGATAATTGTGCAATTCATAAAGCTGTTATTACATCAAAGGTAAATCAGATTATGGGTGATGGTATTGTTTCATTAAACAATCCAATGGCTTCAATTAATTTAATTAATGAAAGTGAGAATGTTTCTGAAGTAATTAGAAAATGTGCTTTAGATTATATGATTTTTGGTGGATTTGCATTAAATGTTATATGGGCAAATGATAGAAAGAGTATTTCTGAAATATATCATGTGGATTTTTCTCGTATTAGAAGTGGTAAATTAAATGAAGATGATAAAATTGATTGTTATTATTACTCACCTGATTGGTCTAATGTAAAGAAATACCAACCAGAAGAGATTAAAAGATTCTCACAACAAGAAAAAGACCCATCTCAATTATTATATTTTAAGAATTATATGCCATCTATGACTTATTATGCTGTACCTGATTGGTCAGCGGGTCAAAGAGCAATAGAAATTAATGTGGAAAGTTTGAACTACCACATGAACAATCTTCGTAAGGGTATGAATCCAAGTTTATGGATTAACTATAACAACGGAATACCTGGTGAAGAAGAACAACGTATTATTGTTCGTGCATTAGAATCACAATATAGTGGTACAGATAATGCAGGACAAGCAATTATATCATTTAATGAATCCCAAGAACAATCTCCTGTTATAACACAAATACCACGTGACGACCACGACAGTTACTATCAAACACTTAATGACGATATTACAAGAACAATATTGTCTTCACATAGAGTTTCAAGTGCAGAGTTATTCGGTATTGCAACAGCTGGTAAATTGGGTGGTAGTGATGAGATTGTACAACATAGTGAATATTTCCGTAAGATGGTTATTCAACCTTACCAAGACCAAATATTACCAGTGTTTAATAAATTATTATCATTGAAATTTGAAAAACCAACTACATTGGAAGTTAAACCATTATCGTTATTCTTAACGGGTGATGTTCAAGAACAACCAATAGTAGATGATAAACCTATAACTCCAACACAAATATAACATGGGTGTATTATTAATTTCAGAAGTTAAATTAAAAAACTTCACCAATATCAATAAAAATGTGGACATGGACGTTCTTAAAGCAGAAGTTCAAGTTGCTCAAGATATTGATTTACAAACAATATTAGGATCAAAATTCTATAATCATTTATTATCACAAGTTACATCAACAGGTAATACATTTAATTCTGATGAATTAACATTGGTAAATGATTATATCCAACCATATCTTATTCAGACAGCTTACTTCAACGCTATACCACATCTAATGTACAGAACATTAAACCGTGGGATACAAGAAGGTAATAATGAATTTGGTGCTCCTGTTGAAATTGAGACGATGAAGTATTTACGTTCATTACAAAAACAACGTGCTGATTTTTATTCTCAAAGATTGATTGATTATCTATTAACAGGTAGAGGTCAAAACAAATTCCCTGACTACAACAACGCATCTACTATTGACGGTATGATTCCAGATAGAGTACAAAAATATAATAACGGAATATTCTTAAGACACTCAACTCGTAAGGGTTGGAACTTTAATCAAATAACAAACTTAAGTGCAAACGGTGGTGGTTCTATTCAACCTTATTCAGAACAAGGTGAAGCATGGTGGAATTGCCCTGATTGTTTCTAAAAAAATATACTATGGAATTAAATCAATTTGTTTCAACATTGTGGCAATCACGCACACAGGCTCATATATTTCATCACCAAACACAAGGTGTTGGTTCATTTAGTGAACATAAAGCATTAAACAATTACTATGAAGAAATTGTTCCATTGGTTGATGGGTTTGTGGAGTCAGTTCAAGGAAAGTATGGAATTATATTATCTTATTCTACTTATCCCCTTTCTAATTGGAGTGAAGGTAGTTCAATGGAGTATTTCCACATGTTATGTGGGTTTGTTGAAGATGGTAGAAAAACTTTACCACAAGACACCTACATCCAAAATCAAATAGATGAGATTGTAGAATTATTATACGAAACTAAATACTTATTAACTCTTAAATAATATGAATATCCACGACCTACAAAGGATAAGAGTTGAACTATCCAAACAAATTGAACCACCTATGGTTCCTGCTTTAGTGGTAGATGAGAAATTTATTATTCCAGTACCTGAAAAAGGTGAGGAAGAAGACAAATACATCAGTAGGTGTATATCGTCAATTATAGACGAATATGGACAGGAACAGGCGTCAGGTATATGTTATTCCCAATGGGAGAATAGAGGGTCTTAAATCAACTAAAAACCCCTCGTAGAAACGAAGGGTTAAGATTAGGATATAGTTATGAAAAACCTAATCTATATGTTTTGGGGATAGTTTATAATCTATTAAATTCTTCTAAAGTTTTTATTCTGTCACCAAAATCAACACCAATTATTATTTCTTCATCGGGAGTTAATTCATCGGTTGTATAGTAAGCCCAATAACTATTATAAGGTCTATACAATCTATTTTTTTGGTCGTGAAAATTATCAATATAATTTCCTAAATCTCCATCATTGTCCCATGTAATAGTATCTTGTATTGTAATACTACAATCTTTTGAATGACAATATAAGTGTATTTTTTTCATAACATTCTTTTTTAAAAATTTATACTCTTTAGGTATTGTATTATTAATACTTTCAATCTCATTATTATATTCTTCTAATGTGCAGGTTCTTATTACTCTATCTGTCCCATCTTCTATAAACTCTACTATTGTTTCTTTCATAACTATTTTATTTTTGTAATTCTAATTTTAATTCGTTAAATTCTTCACCTAAATCTTTTTTAACCCATTGACCATTCTCTTTAATATAAAACTCAAAATCAGGGGTTAATAAACTATTTGCACCCGATGCTTCAGCAGAAAGGAATAAATTATCTAACGACATATCACCAACAACATCTATTGATATTTGACCATCCATTTGTTGTACCATCATTTCTTCCATCTCATCAGACATATAATTAAATCTATCCCAAGTTAATTGGGTCTTACCGTTTGAATGGAAACCAAAATTCTGTAAGTATATTGCGTCGTACTGACCTTTATATGGTTTGGATACTTTATCAATCACATCAAAACATTCAAGGAATGGTTTTTTTGCTTTAAGATTTGAACCATCAATAACCTTAATTTTCCATTCATTAATTGGTCTGCGTAATTCATACTTAAATTCATCAATACCTGCCTGCATCAATCCAAAATTATCATATACGACTGTCTCATCTTCATTTACATTCCATACGTGGAATGACCAAAATGGGTCATACTGTTTAATCTTTTCGTCCCATACTAATACCATACCAAATTGTACACCCAATTCAGGATGTTTTAATTGATTAAAAATACCACGATGCCAACATTGGGTCATAGGGTCAGAATTAACACCTCCTTTTACATCTTGTAAAATGAATCCGATTTGTTCGGGTTGTTCTTGTAATAACATAACTATTTTTTTAATGAGACACAAAATTAGTATATCCTAACTTACC